CTCTAACTGATTGACTTTTAAAGACAAATTCACCATCAGATAACATAGCAGGTATATCATCAGAGGTTTCAGTGCCTGGGCCATTTATCTTACCCGTTTTTCTTTTAAAATCTTCATCAGATACATTACCGCCATCAGCAAATGCCATTACGGGGCCACCCATATACATGCCTGTCGGCTCTTCAGGTCTACCGCCCGATAGTTGCGGTATTGTGTTTGCGGGCATTAGACCGAACTCTACAGGATTAGGTGCTTCCTGCCCCATCCTTCGCGCTATCTCAGCTTCGATGTTGTATCGTCCCATTGCATCCATTTGCGTCATGGGTGTTAGCGGCACGCCTCTTCTGTTCTTTGCCTCATCGTATGCAAGCTTGCCTAACAGTCCTGCTATACCTAAACCACCTAAGCCACCCAAACCAAAACCTTGTTGACCTCCCTGACCAAATACACTCGCTAACGCATCCCCTAAATAACCAAAATTACCCTTATCATCTGCGCCCGTGCCTGAAATTATGTTTCCTAAAATATTAGAGCCTGCTCCACTGCCAGGCACTAAAATTTTAGCACCTGCCATGATTAAGTCAGGATTTGTAATATTATTAGCCTTCATTAGCGCTTCGACTGTGGTATTTTGCGCCTTAGCTATGTCAGATAACGTATCGCCGGGTTGAATGGTATATTCAGCCGCACCGGCTCCACCACCAAATAAACTAGAGATGCCTGAGCCAAGATTACCAAACCCTTCTCTTAAAGATTCGCCGGAAAACAAGCTACCCAAACCTTTCAAAAACTTACCATCACCGGCTCCTCTAATTTTAGCGATGTTTTCACCAAACGTGCCACCAGTAGCGCCAGGGCCGAATACTCCGGCTAAAGCGAGTGGATTAGCTTTACCTCTCGCTACGTCAACCACTGTACTTGCTTTACTAATTAGAGCCGCAGGTGCTTGCCACGGGCCTGGAACGAACTGTGCTACTTTTGCGACGGGTTTTACTATCTTCTTGAAAAACTTACCTACTTTTTTGAAGAATCCAAACTCTTCTAATCCTGTAGAGGGATTAAGACTAGCTATTCCCATGCCGACCACATATCGCTCAGGATCTAAATCTAATTCATTGAATCTACTTTCTACTGCTTGCTCAAACTGTGCGTCATCAAACATTTCTGGTGGTAACACTACTTCTCCAGGCTGTACGTGCACTAGTTGTGTGTCATCACCCCTGCCCATCGCACTTAACTCCTGTGCCATTTCAGACATAGGCGCCTCTACAGCAAGTCGCATACCCTCTGCTAAATGTTCGGCTTTTTGTGCTTCTAAAGGATCTGTTGCTTGATCTCGAACGCTCATCAACTCATTAATCGCTGACTCTAACATAGAGTTATCTGCTTGCGGCGGCATCATCTCAGGCATGGGTTGCTCTACCTCTCCGCCCATCTGCATTTGCATAGGCATCGACTCATTGCCCATTAAATTTTGTATCCGCCTCTGTAAATTCTCATTCATGATATTGTCACCGTTACACTGCCTAAGCTTGCCGTTATACCCTGTCCAGTTGGGTAAGTTTGATGACTGTACAAATCTCTCAACTGCGTGCCATCAAACGCTTGATGTATACTATTAGTAGTATTAAATATAATCGCTCCAGTTGCAAACTGTGTCTCACTTATTTCCGTAGCGTTAAAATGAGGCGATTTGTCTAATTCTACCTTATTTAAATTAATTTCCAATATTCTTATCAAGCGATTGTAGGTTTCAACAGAAACTTTATCGCCTCTTGCAATTGGTAAAAGCGTTTCAAGTATCTTACTCATGCCCTTCTACCGCTTGGCTGTAAATCAACTCGTGTTGTGCCTAACCTCCATTTATAACCTAATTGATCAATTTCTGTATTATCGTCATCACTTTCAAATCTAAACACCACTTGACGTGCGCGAGTGCGTAGACTGCTGAACGTGGCGCTCTCTGTAATTTGTACGGTTGAATCCGTTGTTAACGTATTGTTTGGGAAGTTTCTGCGTTTAACAACTACGTTCATAGCGGGTGAGTTATCTGCTCCTAAATTTTTAACAAATTTCATGTCAGGAATAACTCTCTTCAAAAACGAAAATGATTCTCCTGAAGAAATGTCTATATCACCACTCTCAACAAACACATTAGTCATAGGTGAGCCGTCATCATCATATCCAGTTTCATGTTGAAAAATACAATTGTTGCTTGAAGAGGTCGCTGATGCTAAGGGTTGATCCTCGATTCCCGCATCTAACCAAGCATACCTAATTAATGACCCAATGCTCCAGGTATTCTCTTCATAGTTATAAATAACATATCTTGAGATCTCACCTGTGCCATCCTCTTTACTTACATAAAAAAACCACATTTCTGAATATTCAGTATTCATACCCATGTGGCATTTAAACGCTTGACCTAAATCTAAATCATTGAAGACATATTCTTGTACGGCGCAAGGTAGCTTTTGAACTGATCCTGTGTATAAGTAAAAACTATTTTTACTTGCAAAAAACACTCCATTAGGGCCATTGACTGCCGATTTAGGGCCAAGTAAACCTGCTCCTTCGTTAATTAAATTGATTGAAAAAGTAAGAGGAGGCCCAATAAATTGCATTGAGTAAAGGCTAGTGTCTGTCCAAATAAGTAATTCTTGCCTTGATTTCAACCCGCCT